TTGATCATTAATATGCCTCCTAGGCATACAAAATCTGAATTTGCATCTTATCTTTTACCAGCATGGATGGTGGGCCGTGAGCCAAAGTTAAAGATCATTCAAGCAACTCACACAGGAGAACTTGCAATTAGATTTGGTCGTAAGGCAAAAAATTTAATTGACTCAGAAGATTATACAAAAATTTTTAAAACAAGATTACAAGAAGACTCAAAAGCAGCAGGCCGTTGGGAGACAGCACAGGGCGGTGAGTATTTTGCAGCTGGTGTTGGTGGAGCAATTACAGGTCGTGGTGCTGATTTATTAATTATAGATGACCCACACTCAGAACAAGATGCAATGTCCAAGACTGCTCTTGAAGGAGCTTACGAGTGGTATACGTCAGGTCCTCGTCAGCGTTTACAACCTGGTGGTAAAATAGTTTTGGTTATGACTAGATGGTCAACAAAAGATTTAACAGGGATGCTCGTTAAGAATCAAAGTGAGGCTAAAGCTGATCAATGGCACGTGGTCGAATTTCCAGCAATCATGGACCAAGGATCACGGCCCAAGCCTGTATGGCCCGAGTATTGGAAGTTAGAAGAGTTAGAAAAAGTTCAAGCAACTCTACCTGTTGCTAAATGGAATGCTCAATGGATGCAATCACCAACCTCGGAACAAGGTGCAATATTAAAACGTGAGTGGTGGAGAATTTATGAAGGTGAAGATATTCCACAATTACATCATGTCATACAATCTTACGATACAGCTTTTCTTAAAAAAGAAACAGCAGACTATAGTGCTATTACTACCTGGGGTGTTTTCTATCCTAATCAAGACTCACCAGCTAATCTGATATTATTAGATGCAGTGAAAGGTCGGTATGAGTTTCCAGAACTAAGGCGCATGGCTCTTGATCAATATAAATACTGGCAGCCAGAATCAGTTATTATAGAAGCAAAAGCTAGTGGTCTACCTTTGACATACGAGCTTAGACAGATGGATATACCTGTTGTAAACTTCACCCCGTCACGAGGAAACGATAAGCACGTTCGTGTAAATGCGGTTGCACCTTTGTTTGAATCTGGTATGATATGGTGTCCTGAGCAAAAGTTTGCTGAGGAGGTCATGGAAGAATGCGCAGCGTTCCCATATGGCGATCATGATGACCTTGTGGATTCTACGACACAAGCGATTATGCGATTCAGGCAGGGCGGTCTGATCGGTCACCCTGAAGATTACGTAGATGAAAAGGCAGAAAAACCTAAAAGGAAGTATTACTAATGGCAGTAAGATTTGGAATGACAATAGCTGAAATAATCGCTCAACTGACGAGAGGTTTTAGATCAGTTGCCGGTAGAGCTCCAGATGGTATTGAGAAGTTAAAAATTCAACAAGAAGCATTTCAAAGATTTAAAGATATGAACAAGGTTGTCGACATGGAAGGTCGAACTCTTGATTCAAGTAAAACTATCATGGGTGGCACACAAGAAGGCGCTGCTCTTCGATCAGGAATTATGAAAGCAACAGGAGCAGGACCTAAAAAAGTTTCAGACAGTATGAAAAAACAGATAGAAGATAAATATGGAATTACATTACAAGGTGATGAAACCATGGGTGAGATACAAAAAATTATTGATGATCTACCAACTAAAAAAGCAGATGGTGGACGTATTGGTTACAAGATAGGTTCTGTTGATAAAGCGCGTAGAGCATTTTTAAAAACTGTGGGAGCGGTTGGTGCAGGTATCGGTGCATTAAAAACTGGTATACTAGGACTTACTAAAGGTGCAGCACCGGTTGCAACTGAGGCTGTAAAATCTGCCGGATCAACAACAGCACCACCATCATATTTTTTTAAACTTATGGAAAAAATTAAATTCATGGGCAAGAAAAGAACAACTCCGAGTTACAAAGAAAGAGTTGATGAATATACTTACAGAGGTCAAGACGGTAGTGAATATGAATTAATAGAAGATTTAGATACGGGTGATATGAAAATTACAAAAGATAAAATAGGTGGAAGAACCTATGGAGATGAAAGCGTTGAAGTTATAGAAGATAGAACTGAAATGGTTTTTAGAAAAGGCCAAATGGATGAAACTACAAAAGGCAAAAAACCATCTGATGAATATGAAGAATACAAAGTAGAGTTTGATCAAGATGGAACAGCTGCAGATGCAACAGATATAGATGAAATTTCTAAAATGGAAATAGTTGAAGAAGCCGGTGATCCTGATTCTTTAACACTTAAAAAAGCAGGTGGCGGTATCGCTAGAATGTTAGGTGAGTAATGAATCCGAAAGAATACAAACAGATGATGGACTACCTGACTCGATCAGGTATTAGAAAACAAGTTACGTTTGCATCAGACGTTGCAAGACCAGATCCAAAACCAGAAGTCAAAGAGATAGAAGCATTCAATGAGTTTAACAAACGTAATCCACGAGCTGATGGTGGACGGATTGGGTTTCAAGATGGAACTAGAAAAATTTACAAAGTTGCAAGACCTATTACTGAAATAGATAGAAAACAAAATCCTAATATACCAGATAATGCAAAATTTAAAATGCAAGTTCCAGGGGGAAAATTTAGAGGTAAAGGTTCTTCTACCGAAATGATTTATGATACAAACAAATCAAACTTAAATAAACGTCTTAAAGAAATAGAAAGTAATGTGTATGTAAAACCAAGTAAACCAAGAGAACCAATTCCTGATGATAGATTTTTAGTTAAAAAAAGTTCAAAAAGAATAAAAGAAAACATTAATAAAATTGAATATGAGGAAGTTTTAGGAAAAAAAAATCAACCTAATACTTTTAAATCAACTGGTAAAACAATAATTAGATACAAACCTTTTATAGGACAAGACAAAATAACTATACCAGGTCAAGGAGCTAAAACTTTAAAAGAAGCAGAAACATTTGTTAAAGATTATTTTAAAGCAAATCCTAAAAAAATAAGAGTTAGAGATCCTGAAAAAGATTATAGACAAAAAGATATAAGAAGACAGTTTGAAAAAGATCTACAAGGTAGAACAATTAAGTTTGGTGCACCAAAAGGATATACAGCTCATCACATGCTACCTCTAGCAGGAAAAGCAGATGTAACAGATAGCGATATAGCTATCATTAGTAATAAGATGAATGCAGAGTTAGCTCAATTTGATAAACCAATGAATAAATTAGTTAATGAAGCATATGCATTAGATTTTTCTAAAGAAGGTTCTTTAAAAAGAATGAATGAAATAAATCAAGAGCTAGCAGACATAGTTGCAAACGCTGAAAAAAAATTACCAAAAAAATATAAAGGATTAATTGGTTTTAATAAACTTACTCCAGTTCTTGAAGAGTTTGATGCTAAAGGTAATCAAGTGTTTGATGTAGAACGTATTGGTGCAGATTATAAAAAATCTATCGGAGGAAAAAAAACAGGAACACCACTTAAAGATATTAAAACTAAAAACATTAGACAAATGGTTTCTGACGCTCCAACTTTTAAAGCAAAAATACCAGGAATAACAGACTTATTTGAAATAGCTAAAACAATTCCAGATGATATTAAAAAAGCAAAATATTTAAAAGCTGGATTTAAATCTTTAGGTATTGCCGCTGCACCAATAGTTATTTATGATACATACAAAGCATTTGAACAAGGTAAACCTATCTTAGAATCTTTAGAAGCAGGTTTGATCGGAACAGATGCAATTGGTGGAACAAAAAGACTTTTATCACTTACACCTGAAGAAAGAGAAGCGAGAAGTGTTGTTAAACAAGATGCATTAAAAGATTTAAATCTAGACATGCCCATGGGTTTTGGTTTTATCGAAGGTCCAACACCAAAAACAGATATGACTTTACAAGAGGCACAACAGAAAATGGATGCAGGAATACAAAGAGTAAAACAGGAAGAGGCACAAAAAAATTTATTAAGATCACAAAGTAGAGGTTTTGGAACACCTGTAATGGCTGATCAATTTTTAGTAAATGGTGGTATAGTAGGAGATAAATCAGGCCCACCACCAGAATCAGGGCCTAACTCACAAGGGTTGCCTTCATTATTAAAACGTGTTAAGAAATCATAGGAGTATTAAATGGCAGATATAGATAAAGGACTCCCGAACACTAGAACTAAAATTGATGTTCCTTCAGAGGAGGAAATCAAAGAGATTGATGTTCAGGAAGAAGTTGTAGAAAAAGGACCAGTAGAAGTTATTCCAGAAGAAGATGGTGGAGCAACATTAGACTTTGAACCGGGAGCAATCAATATACCGGGCACAGAAAATCATTTTGATAATTTAGCAGATATCTTACCAGATGACGTATTAGAACCAGTTGGTAATGAGATGGTGCAAAATTATATGGATTATAAATCTTCTAGAAAAGAATGGGAGCAATCTTATACAACTGGTTTAGATCTTCTAGGATTTAAATACGAAAACAGAACAGAACCTTTTCAAGGAGCAAGTGGTGCAACACACCCAGTGTTAGCAGAGGCAGTCACACAGTTCCAAGCTCAGGCATACAAAGAATTATTACCAGCTGATGGCCCAGTTAGAACACAGGTCATTGGTGTTAAGAATCCACAGACAGAACAACAAGCTGTTCGTGTTAAAGATTTTATGAATTATTTAATTATGGATCAAATGCAAGAGTATGAGGCAGAGTTTGACTCTATGTTATTTCACTTGCCTCTTGCAGGATCTACATTTAAAAAAGTTTATTATGACCAACGTTTGGGAAGAGCGGTATCTAAATTTGTACCCGCTGATGAATTAATCGTTCCGTATACAGCTACCTCATTAGATGATGCGGAAGCGGTTATTCATACTGTAAAAATTTCTGAAAATGAATTAAGAAAACAACAAGTTTCTGGTTTTTATAGAGACGTAGAGTTAGGTCCACCAGGAATGGATTCTAATGATGAACTAAATAAAAAAGAAAGAGAATTGGAAGGCACTAAAAAAACTGGTAAGCAAGAACCAATTTACAATATTTTAGAGTGTCACGTAAATTTAAATTTAGAAGGTTTTGAAGAAGTCGGTGGTGATGGTCAACCGACTGGAATAAAATTGCCCTACATAGTAACTGTAGAAGAAGGCAGCCGAGTAGTACTCTCCATACGGAGAAACTATGCGCCCAATGATCTAAAGAAAAGTAAAATCCAATACTTTGTCCACTTCAAATTTCTGCCAGGACTAGGATTTTATGGCTTTGGACTCATTCATATGATTGGCGGATTGAGCCGTACCGCAACGGCGGCTCTCCGTCAATTATTAGACGCAGGAACATTATCAAACTTACCTGCAGGATTTAAACAGAGAGGCGTTAGAGTTAGAGATGAAGCATCACCAATACAACCAGGTGAATTTAAAGATGTTGATGCACCGGGTGGATCATTACGTGATGCATTCTTTCCGTTACCATACAAAGAACCATCTCAAACATTATTAAACTTATTAGGTATTGTCGTGCAAGCTGGTCAAAGATTCGCGGCTATTGCTGATATGCAAGTTGGTGATGGTAATCAAGGTGCAGCTGTAGGAACTACAATTGCTTTACTTGAAAGAGGTTCAAGAGTTATGTCTGCAATACACAAAAGAGCTTATGCAGCTATGAAAGATGAATTTAAATTACTTTCAAAAGTAGTTTCACAATATTTACCACCAGAATATCCTTATGATGTTGTGGGAGGAGCAAGAAATATTAAACAAGCAGATTTTGATGATAGAGTAGATGTAGTTCCAGTTGCAGATCCAAATATATTTTCTATGTCACAAAGAATTACATTAGCACAAACACAATTACAAATAGCAACATCTAATCCACAGCTACACAACATGTATCAAATTTATAGAAACATGTACGAAGCGGTCGGTGTTAAAAATATTGATGCGGTTTTACCACCTCCGGCACCAAATATGCCAATGGATCCAAGTTTAGAACATATTAATGCATTAGCTGGAAAACCTTTTCAGGCTTTTCCTGGTCAAGACCATAGAGCTCACATTACAGCTCACTTAAATTTTATGTCAACTAACATTGTTAGAAATAATCCGGTTGTTATGGCTGCAATACAAAAAAATATTTTAGAACACATAAGTTTAATGGCTCAAGAACAAGTGCAATTGGAGTTTAGAGAACAAATGCAACAGATAATGTTGCTTCAACAACAAGCAGCAGTCAATCCACAAGTACAAGCACAGCTACAAGCGCTTACAAATCAAATTGAAGCAAGAAAAGCAGTGTTGGTTGCAGAAATGACAGAGGAATTTATGAAAGAAGAGAACAAAATTACATCACAGTTTGATGGTGACCCTCTTTTAAAACTAAAATCACGTGAAGTTGACCTTAGAGCAATGGAAAATGAACGTAAAAAACGTTACGATGAGTCTAGAGAGGACTTAGATAGAGCAAAATTGATGCAAGCAAGAGATTTAGCGGAAGATAAAATGGATCAAAACGAAGATTTAGCAAAATTACGAGCTGGCGTTAGCCTTGCAAAGTCAGGAGTTAACAAAGCAGCTGTTGTAATAGACGATAATTAATGTTAAGGAGATCATATTATGATGAACTACAAAAAATCTAAAGAAGTTAAGATTCCAGAGCAAAATGTAGAGGTAGATCCAAGATCTAAGACTACTGCTGATGGTGCTTTTAACTATATTCCTACTGGAGACAAGGAAAAGGTTAGAGGAACTAAAAGAATGTTAGCTGAAAAGAAAAAAGAAGCTACTTGGTACTAAATTATGTGGTTATCGGCAATTAAATTAGCCGTTTCTGCTGGAAGTAAAATTTATGCTAACAAGCAGAAGACGAAGATGGCTATGTCCGAAGCACAGCTTATGCATGCCTCTCGTATGGCCGAAGGTAAGGAAGCTTACCAAGGAAAACTTTTAGAAGCACGACAATCAGACTGGAAGGACGAGGCAGTTTTGATAATTCTCAGTTTGCCCGTGGTAATTTTGGCCTGGGCAGTAATATCGGACGATCCGACTGCTATGGACAAGGTAAAATTGTTCTTCGAAATGTTCTCGCAGCTCCCGTCATGGTTCACTAATCTTTGGATTCTTGTCGTTGCATCGATTTATGGTATAAAGGGAACACAAATTTTTAGAAACGGAGGAAAAAAATGAAACAATTCGTAGGATACCTAATTAAAAAAGCAGTAGGTAAAGGTAAAGTTTCTCCAGATATTAAATCTGTTAAACCTAGTGTTGGAAAAACTAAACTTCAAAAAGAACTTTCAAATATAAGAAAAGAAGGTAAAAAATCAGTAGGTAAAATAAAAAAAGACCATATGAAAAATATGGCTCCTTTAGATAAAGCTCACTCATCACTTCGTCAAAATATACAAAAATTAAAAGGTGAACCAGTAACTAAATCTGGACTTTCAAAAGGCAAAGATTTAAGAGACAAGAAAATGGGCGGTGGAATGATGGGCCGTAGATTTGGTTACAAAGGTGGTAAACTTGTAGGCAATCAGAAAAAAATTGATGTAGCAGCACCATTTGGAACTATTAACGAAAAAGATTTTTCTAAATTACGAGAAGGAAAAAGAATGCAAGCTAGTGTTGGTGGCGGAGCTGACATGGGTCGTAAACCTAAAAAAAGTATTATTGATAAACAAGGTAAAAGAGGAATTATAGTAGGAACAGGAACTATGGACGCATCACCTAAAGTAAAAACAACACAAAGAAAAAGCGATAGATCAAGAAAAATAGGAAGCAACGTATATAGAAGGAAACCATAATGGCAAAACTTTGTCCTAGAGGTAAGGCCGCAGCGAAGCGAAAATTTAAAGTGTATCCATCAGCGTATGCTAATATGTACGCATCAGCAGTTTGTTCAGGTAAAGTTACACCCGGTGGCAAAAAGAATAGAAAAAAAGCTATGGGTGGTGGAGTTATAGATATGACTAGAATGAAATATTTAAAAGGAGGGCGAGTATAATGGCTATTACTGCAGTAGGAGTTGAAAAAGAAAAAAAGAAAAGAATAGAAAAAGCTATAAAAGAAAACCCTATGGGTAAAACTGCTCAAAAAGAAGCAGCATTAAAAAAGTTTCCTGAAAGAAAATTTAAAACAAAAGCTTTAATTGAAAGTCTTCAAGATGAAAAAACACCAATGAAAAAAACTAGATTGGAGGATTCTGTTAGAGGTAAAAAAATGGTATTTAAAAAAACTGGTGGTAGAATTGGACTAAAAGCTGGTTCTACAGGTTGTAAGTTAGCCATGAAAGGTAAAGGAAAAGCTTACGGAAAGAATTCGTAATGAGAACTTACTATTCAAAAGGTGGTGGACTCAGAGAATGGGTTAAACAAAACTGGGTAGACATAGCAAATAAAAAACCTGATGGTTCATATCCTAAATGTGGAAGAAGTGGTGGAGAGAAAAGAAAAAATTATCCAAAATGCGTGCCTATTGCAAAAGCAAGAGCAATGAGTAAAGGTCAACGTAGAGGTGCTGTAGCTAGAAAACAAGCAAAAGCAAACACAGGACCAACACCATCAAGAGCAGCAACATTCGCAAAGAAAAAAGCATAATGAGAAGACAAGATAGACAACCACCAAAAACTAAAAAGTATTTCAGATCTACAAAATCTGGAGCAGGGATGACAAAAGCTGGGGTCGCCCGATATAGAAGAGAAAATCCCGGTTCAAAACTAAAAACAGCGGTCACTGGCAAGGTCAAACCAGGATCAAAAGCTGCTAATCGACGTAAGTCGTATTGCGCAAGAAGCGCAGGCCAAATGA